AAAAACAGCGTTGACCTTGGCTTGACAGACCCGCCATATGAGGTATCGAGGGAAACGAATTTTCAGTCCGGAGAGGAAACCGGAAGGGACACGGACAGGTTTAGGGTAAGCATGGATTTCGGTGAGTGGGACCAGGGATTTACCGGACTTGACAAGGTAATCAAGGAATATTACCGAATTTTGAAGCCTGGCGGAACACTTATTTGCTTCTATGACCTATGGAAGATTACTACACTTAAGGAATATTTTGAAAGTGCTGGTTTTAAACAACTTAGGTTTATAGAGTGGGTCAAGACAAACCCGGTACCGATAAACAGTAAGGTCAATTACCTCACGAACGCCAGAGAGATAGCGATTGTAGGGGTTAAGGGAGGGAAGCCGACGTTCCACAGTGAATATGACAAGGGGATTTATGAGTATCCCATATGCCACGACAAGGGAAGGTTTCACCCGACACAGAAACCGTTGGCATTGTTTGAAGACCTCATTTTAAAACATTCAAACGAGGGTGATATGGTAGTGGATTGCTTTGCCGGTTCCGCAACAACCGCAGTGGCTTGCAAGAACCTTAACAGGAACTTTATCGGCTGCGAGCTCAATGAAGAATACTATAGAAAATCAATGGAGAGACTTAACAATGATTGATTGGGAACAAGTCAGGATAGATGCAGCAATTAGTGCCATGCAGGGAGTGCTGGAAAGCGGGAAACTCGGCATGGTACTTGAGGCCTCGCCGGATACGGTTGCAAAACAGGCTGTTAGATTGGCTAATGCGTTGGTTGAAGAACTTAAAGATAAAAATTAAATATTTAGTACTATGAATGAAAGAATTTTAAAACTTGAAGATGTTGGAAGATGGCTTATGATGCCAAAATCGGTTGTACTTTCAAAAAATGATGTTTGGTGCAAGTCTGATAAAGAAGCACTTGATGATGCGGACTATGGCTCAGCCGCTAAGATGTTTTCTCTTCTTTTGAATTTTGCCCCATATTTTATTGATGGCTATATTCGTGTAGAAAAGGGTATTTTTAGTTTTGTGTGGCATGCAAATAGGGAAGAAATCATCAGAATTATCAACAGGTCCGGTTTTGCTAAGATTGAAGATGAGGGTGAGACATACCTAATCAAATTCAATGCCGAGTTGATTGAAAACACTTTCGAATTCAAAATTTCTGATTTGGTTACTTCAATAAACGAGAGAAAAAGAGAAACTATGAATGAAGACATACAAAGTTTATTAAAAGAAGCGATACACAAAGCGATGGATGAAAATCCGGATGTTTCTATTTCTGAGGACGACGTGAGAATTGCCCTACACGATGCATGGCAAAACATGGTTGATAACGAAGAAATTAAGCTTTCGGACGATTAACCTGAAGATGAAAAATAATGAACTATAAAACATGGCTATCTAATCATGCGAAGGAATTAAGGGCATCACCTACGGAAGCAGAAACGAAGATGATGCTCTTTCTTCGTGAGCATAAAATCCCGTACAAGACTCAAGTTCCAATCCTCATTAAAGAATACACAAGATAGATAGTTTGGCACGGTTAGATTAGCTGATGTGTTGATTAAAGAACTTAAAGGCGAATGAATAACGGTTTTATAAGGGAAGAAAACAAGCGGAGACGTTCTGACGAAACAAGGTCCGACCACGCTCACGAGATGCTTGAGAGGGTGTTCTATGGTCCGAAAACGACCGATTATCACGGAATCTACGACAAAGAAACCCAGGTAAAAGGGGTTGATTCCATCTTTACATATAATGGCAAAGAATATCATTGTGATGAAAAGGCCGCAGTCAATTATGTAGCCAAGGGACTCCAGACGTTTTCCCTTGAACTTTCATTCATAGACAGGACGAACAAAACTGTCACTGGATGGCTCCTTAAAGAAGACAACGCGACGGACTCATACATCTTTATGTGGTTTGATAAGGACACATATGAGATGGCACTTGTAGAAAAGCAACGAATCATTGAATATCTTGAATCGCTTGGTTGGAACGTGGATAAGTTACGCAGGAAGGCCGAGTTAATCCGGGAAGGAAAGGATGGAAATTTCGGTAGCATAAAGAAGAACGGATGCAAGTTCTCGTTCTCTGACTATGACTGGATGCCTGAGAGACCAATAAACGTACTGGTTCCGAGAGATAAGCTGATTGAAATGGCTGTATTTACGGAAAAGTTGCCGTACAAAGAAAAAGATAAAATAGTTTTCGGCTTAAGTTATTGACCTTGGTCCGAAAACAAAGATAGTCATCGCTTCATAATAACGAATAATCCCAGGTTCCGTAAGGGTTCCTGGGACATTCTTTTAATCTTCATCTTCATATTCCGTGTCAACCGGTTCACCTGGAGTGTGATTATCAGGCTGGTCAATTGGAACTTTCTTAACACGAGCTTTCTTGGATGCTTCCTTTGCGCTTGCCTGTGAAGCTTCAGCCGCCTTCTTTCGTTCTCTGGCCTTCTGTTTCTCAATCTTTTTCTGGAGTTGATAATCCTTTTGTTCTTGTGAGTCGGTCCAATCAGAAAAGTCGTTATCAAAAGTGCCATATTTCATTTTAGGAACAAGTGCCTTCGGTCCAATCTCCCCACCATTTTGTTCACCCTCATTCTGATACATAATATCAGTCGCGTTCCTGTCCTTGTAAAGCCTGTCATAAGCCCCCACTGTATTCTGTATCATAAAGTTGGCGCCGAAAGTAAGTGTTTTCGTAATTCTGAAAGACACAACAATGTCACCACTGTTTATTGCCTCAAGGAAATTGAGCATAAGGTCTTCAACATTTTCAACCTCTGATATGTGAAGCTTGTTATATGCGTACACAACGGTATTCGTCGTTTTATTTCCAGGAACAAGTATCTTTCCACCACTATCTATTTTAAGCTCTGTCGTTGAGAACGAAAAAATTGTCTTGATTTTATCGGCTATCGTGTGGTAAAGGTTTTTCTTTCCAGCGTCATTTCTTCTGGAATAAAGTATCTCCTGACTGGCTTTAATTGAATATATACACTCAATGGCGTTGATTGGAACTTGGTTACCATCCTTGTCATACTTGAAAAACTGTGTATATATTGAGAAAAAGTCTGCTCTTCCTCTACCATTTTCGCCCTCATTCAAAATTACTCTAGCATAGGAGCGGCAATTAGCCATGAAGTCGGTATATTCATCGCTGTTGATAAGTCTTGTCTGCTCTTCCGGATTTGTCTGTTTTCTTATGCTCTCCAACACATCAAGCATGCTTTCACTAGTTCTACGTTCAGGTTTAGCACCAAATCCAGGATAATGCAGAATTTCATATGGGGTAAGACTAAATAGTGTAACATATTTTGATGATTGCGCGTATGCTTTCAATTCAGCGCCAATGATGTCACTCTTTGAATCATTATCCCTTTCTTTTCCAAAAATATATTCCAACGCAATTCCCTTGTTAACATAAAATTTTCCATCACCGCCGGACTTTTTGTCCATTTCACCAATAGCTTGTGCAACGGAATTCTTGGTAATCCAAACATTAAAGAACCCTTCCGATGCGGCTTTTCTAACCATATCGGCAGTTGGTTCATCCCCGTTTCTAATCTTGTCAAATTCCGCCCTCAATTCCTGCACATTCACAATCGGCCAAGCATCACGACCAGAACCAAGGTCAAGGCTGTACCTTTCGCCGGTAAATCTATCATTCGGCTCAGCACTGTTAAGAACACCAGGCAATGCCTCTTCAATTGCTTCATTTATTATCTCTTTAAAAAGCCACATTCTTTGCACATTTAATCATTTTATAAATAGTTTAACATATCCATTTTCCCATCACTATAACTATTTATAGTATCCTATGGCAACGATTCAACTTAATAACAACGACCTGCGGGCAATGATACGTGAGGCGGTGGAAAGGCTCTGCGAAGGACAATGGTACGAAGCGGAACCTCTCTGTCGTCTTCCTTATTTTGTATCCGTCAACTTCTCCGACCACGCAATTGCCAGGGAAGACGAAAGGGATATAAGTCAGGACAGGGTCATAGAAAATCTTCAGCAAGTAATCAAGCAGGTTATTGAAGATTATTCAAAACATATGTTCGGTCCGGACGACTATATAAAGGTTATTGACCGGGATACTTGCATTGTGGCCGTCTGCGGAATGCACCCAACATATAACAACAAGAGAATCAAACAGATAGTTGTTGTTACTTGTTATGTATGGGACGGTAGAATCAACATTGACAAAGGAAATGTCTATTACATAAATGATGAGAGTCCAGCCTATCTTGAGGCAAAGCAATGGAACGAGGAAAATCAGGATAAGGTAATGTCTTATACCGAATGGAAGCGTTACGGAGATACAAGGGCAATAAAGCAGCAACAACGAAAGGCTGACAAGGAATACTACTGGAGAAATCACCCGCATGAAACACCCCAGGAGAAGAGAATGAACAGATTGAACGCTGCCTATGACAGTTACGAGAGGAAGAAAAAGTACGACATTCACGACTCGCTTCCAGATGGGGACCTTAAGGCAATCCAAGACTACTTCCGCGATATGGACAACAAACGGATTGAATTGGAACCGCTCTATGAATTTGTCCGTAAAGCCACAAAACAGGCCCTCAGAGAGACTTTCAGGAAATCTACGAGTAAGAACCCATCTACAACGAAAAAGGTCGGGAAAAACGGTTTCTACGCATAAGGAGAGAAATATATGATGAAACAAAAAGTTACTGTCGTCGGAATTGGTTACGTCGGCCTCGGGGTCGGCGTAATGCTTTCTACAAGGCACGATGTTACGATGCTTGACGTTGACCAGAATAAGGTTGACATGATTAATGAGAGAAAATCCCCCATCAAGGATGAACTCATAAGCCAATATCTCTCAAAAAGGAAGTTGTCATTGAGGGCTACGACGGACAAAAAGATTGCATACGACGGCCCGGACTTCATAATTATCGCAGTTCCAACCAATTATGACGAGATTGCCAGGAAATTTGACACCCGCATCCTTGAAAACGTGGTCAATGAGGCAATAGGTGGAAGCCAGAACGCAACAATCGTAATCAAATCAACAATTCCAGTTGGCTATACCAGAGGATTACGGGAAAGGCTCAGTGAGCAAGGATTCAGAAACCCCAAGGTCATATTCAGCCCGGAATTTCTAAGGGAAGGAACCGCATTGAAAGATAATCTCAATCCGAGCAGGGTAATCGTCGGATATGACAAGGATGACAGGGAGCAGACCTCACTCGCAGGAAGATACCTTGAACTTGTAAGGTCAGCGTCGGAAGGTGAATATCAGGAACTTATCATGGGGTCAACAGAGGCTGAGGCGGTCAAACTTTTCGCAAACACTTATCTTGCAATGCGCGTGGCTTACTTCAATGAACTTGATACCTATGCTGAATGTAACGGACTGGATGCCAAGGAAATAATTGAAGGAATGTGCTATGACCCGCGAATCGGCAACCAGTATAACAACCCTTCATTCGGGTACGGTGGTTACTGTTTTCCAAAAGACACCAAGCAACTACTGGCAAATTTTGACGGTGTACCACAAAATCTGATAGGGGCGATTGTTGAGTCAAATGAGACAAGAAAAGACCATATTGCAAAAGAGGTTGAAAAAATGCTGCTTTCCGTCAATGTAAATTCTCCGGCACTTGGGGTTTATAGACTGTCAATGAAAAGCGGGAGTGATAATTTCAGGAAAAGCGCGATTCTTGATGTAATGGATAAGGTCAGATTTAAAAAATTCATATATGAGCCAACAATCAATGATAAGGAAACAAAAATTATGGCTTCCAGCATTCTCGGTTGCGAAATAGTTAACGACCTGCAAGAATTCAAAAAGAAATGCGATGTGATAATAACGAACAGATACAACCATGAATTGGATGATGTGAAAGATAAGGTTTACACTAGGGACATATTCAACAATAATTAAAAAACCGGGGAACTCAATCCTCGGTTTTCTTCATTCTGCGGTATAGGTCGTGTATCTCTTGTATCGCTTGGCTGTATGCCGGTTCTCCCTGTGGTTCTTCCTCTTTTCCAGCGTATTCATTCCATAGAGCCTCAAAGTTTTCAATCGCACCAGGAACTTTCTCCATTTCCTTGTTTGCGACAACACCGTCATGTATCCTCTGTAAAATCTCTGGTGTAGCATAAGCATATTTCCCGCTGAACAGGAATGCGACCATTGTTTCAGGACTTTTCATGTCAGCCAATGTAGCTTCTGGCCCGAAAATCAATTTCATCGCCTCGTCCGGATTACTTGTAACAACAATCGTATCTTCCTTGATTGTGTAAGATTTGATTGGGCGTTTCTTGCCTTGATTAGTTCTGTGCACGATTACAAGACCCATTTCAGCATCCCACATATATCTCCAATGGGATTTCACAACACCTTCAAATCCACCGCCATAATCTTCTGCAGTATAAAACTCATCCGGGAATTTCTCCTTGTCTATCGGCTTTGAGCGTGCGATAAGCTTAAGAAGAACAGTCTGTACCAGCCCCTTGAACTTACTTTCATAAGGTGACGGTGAATAGGCTGACCACCTTCTCCAATTTAGGTTACTGGTAAACATAAGGTCAACCTGCGCAACCTTTGGAGTTCCATCTTCGTCATATTGGTAGCCGAATGAAATCTGCTTGAAACCAGGCTGAACCGCCATCTCGCAATCAGGAAAGCTCTCTTTAACCCATTGAGCAACTTCTTCATTTCTTTCCCATGGAAGCCCAAGAAGAATGTCAATGTCGCCTGATGTCATTTCACGGCCCTTCTTTCCTGTACTTCCAGCTGGTTCCGCTTCACAATTGAAAGTGCTTGATACTGCGTTGATTACATCCTTTGCAATTTCACCGGCAAGGTCACCACGAACAGGTTGGGCAGAAGGAACGGCATTGCCTCCTTCTTCAATTGACTCTTTGACTATAGATTGAAATAATGTACGTTTCATAACAGTGATAAATAGTTTCCGGTTTTACTTTATCAACCACATGAGGGCATCTGTCTGCGGATTTCCCGTCCTTGAGGTAGCATTATTCGTATAGAACGGCATAATAAATTTTTCTTTCGGTCTTGCGTCAATAACTTCTTGACTTCCATATCTTGGCTGTTCTTTTCTTGCCGTCACCATTGCGGTATTCACCCATGCCTTAAGGAATGCAGCATCCCTTTCCTGGGCTTCCCTCAACTTACCCAATGAGTGCTTCATAACGAACATAGCCATAGCCAAGCAGGTAAGCGTATCATCGTGGCACCCGTCCATGTGGTCAATCCTTGCAGCCTCACCCTTATAAATCCAGGTCTCGAGCTCCTGGATGACCCTCTTAGAGCGGATTTTGATTTCGTTTGTTTTAACCATATTGGCGAAACTCGTAAGCATCTGGAAACGAACTGATTGTGAGTGGAAACCTGGCAACTTCCCTTCTGGCGTTAGTGGCAGGCTTGTTGCTTCTCTTTGAATTGTATATGTCTTCAAGTTCGGGTCATCATAGTAAAGGTTCTCATAACCAAGGCGTTGCATCATAAGGATACAAGCGTCACCAGTTCCACCGATACAGTCAACCGTACAGAACGCATCACCGTACATGTGACCGTACTGGACAGCCATTTCACCGATTTCATCACCCGTCCTCTTCCCGTGATACTCAAAAACCTGTTCTATGCAAGGCTTCCCGTCGTCGTCAATGGCGTCCATATCACAGATTTCAATAGCGGTACGGTCAGCTGCATCACCACGGGAACAGTCAATGCCCATAATGTATCTATGCCCAGGTATCGGCCACTTCCAGAGCCAGGTTTCATCAACGAACGGGTCCCTGTAAGTCGGGTCCGGGTCTCTCATGTTGAGCTTTTCCTGCATTTCAATGAATTCAGGGGCTACGACGTTGGAAGCGGAACCGAGGAATGAAACATCCAATTCCTGTGCAATCTTCTGCTCATCGTTGTTGAACTGCTGGCACATGCGGATATACCACGGAGAACGAGGTTTGTAACCAGCCTTCTCCATTTCATCCCAGTGAGCCTGGTCAAACTTCACGCTACCCTTCTTGTCAAGGTAGGTTTCCTTAACCACCTCAATCTCACCGGTTTCCGTGTTCTTCTTGTACCATTCCAGGAACTTATTATAACGAGGGTCTTGGAACCACTTAAGCTCAACAAGTTCAAATCCGTTCCAGTCTTCTGTACCTTTCAATCCCGCACGCCTACAAGTCTCATAGTAGAGCAAGTCCTTACCGTTCGGGGTGGAAATCATAATCGTATGACCACCGGTGGAAATCGTAGGGAGAGCGGAAGCATAAACATCAGCACCGTTTTCAATGAACGCCGCCTCATCGAATATCAACCAAGTAACACCACCAACACCTCGGGAAGCATTAGGGCCAGAGGAACGAGCGACTACTTTGCAACCATTTTTAAGTTTCAATTCCTTTGAGTTGCAAATGTCAAAGATGACGTTCGTATTCTCCGGAGGAAGTGTCAGGTCATAGCCCATATCGGCAAATTCGTCACCCCACATCCACAGAGGGAACTGCAGGAGGAAGTCTTTGATTTTTGTAAGCATTTGCTGGGCAAGGTCAAGGGTGTTACCGATAATAAGAACCGTCTGTGGCGATTCCGGGTCGGCAAGGCACATCTCGCAGCCGATAAACGCACCACAAGTAGTAGTGATACCGGCCTGACGCGGCTTTGTAGTAACTACACTGTTCGCATTACCAAGTGTCCTGCAAAGGTCTTTCTGACGAGGGAAAAGAATATATTGGACGTCCTTCTTCTGTGTAGCGTCATAAGTCTTAAGGAAGTGCTCAATCATATAGATACGAGTTTTATCCATAAGGCACTTTACATATTCCTTACGAAGGTAGTCATAATCTATAATTTTTTTAGCTTTTTTTTGTATCATAATTAAAATGCCTTAATTATAAATAGTTTAGAACAAAAAAAGCCGTGGCAAAAACCACAGCTCTTTGCTTTTCAATAAGTTACGGCCTAGGAATACTTCCTGTTTGCCCGTCAGGAGATGTAAATGTCATGTCCTCAATATCAGCAAGGGTCCAATCACCTTCCCAGTTAAATCCGGCAGAGCCATCAAAAGTCCAAACCCCACCATTCTCATCTTCTATTTCACCATATACATAACCAGTAGCGTATCCTCCGTCAATGTCTTCAACCTCTTGCTCTAAATCAACCTGGTCATATAGTTCCTGTGCCTTTTTAACAAGTGGGTTTGAAAGGTCTTCAGCTTCCTTCGCTCTTCTGAACGCGTCGCTGAAATTCTTAAAATGCTGTGCCATTGGCTTTTTGTCTTTTGGGTGTAACGGATTCCCATGTTCATCCTTCTCGAGTTTATCCCTTTCAGTCCCGTTCCAGCCATACTTACCATAAAGCTTGGCTGATGCCCTGCTAATCATATCGGAAGAAATCTCATTCATAATGGCTTTTTTCACACTTTCCTTGATGAGATTACGCAACTGACTCTCACTTAATTGTATTTTTTGTCCCATAGTAAATCAAGTTCTTTTCTATAAATATCACATTTACGGCGAAAAATAACTATTTATATTCAGTTAAGAATAATGTATGCGTTCAGTAGGACCTAGGACTAACTTAAAGAAGACCTACCCGAGATGTCATTACAATTCAAAGGGAAAGTCAAAAAAACAATTTTCTACCGTTAAAGAGGCGGAGGAATACATAGCTTCCCATAAGCTTGAAGGATACACGATATATGAATGCCGGGTGTGTAGCATGTATCATATATCTCACAAGAATAAGCGAAAAGACGATGACGAATCCGGGACTTGATTAATCCCGGATTTTTTTGTATCTTTATATAAAGAATTTAGTTATGTGGCCATTTAAGAAAAGAAATAAGAAAACAAAATCAGCGGAATCTATTGAAAAAAGTGAGATTCCGCTAGAAATAGAAAAGACATACGCACAATGGAGACAGGAATACAACGCTCTTGAAATACAAAATTCAGAAGCGGAAGATTTGTGTGCAAAGGAGGGTGACGACTGGTTGGTAATGCTCCATAAGACGGCAGAAATTAAGCAGAAGATGGCCCATGCGGATAAGATGATGCGTAAGCTCCAGGAACCGTCGCTCACATATAACAAAAAATGGAAAGGAAAGAAGATGGAGCTTGAAGACTTCGTAGCGGCTTCCGTCTCAAAAGAAATTATTGATACCGACGGTGAAGGATATTATGCAACCGAGACGGCGAAAACCGATGTACTTGTCAGGCCCAGCGATATCACTGAAAATATCTATCGCACCGATTTCCCTTACGTCTTGTGGATTCCTAAACAATAAAAAAGCCCTGCTTTCGCGGGGCTTTCTCATTAAATGAGCGTATAAAAATTATGGGAGGTTTGTGGCCTCCCATAACTTATTTATGCTTCACGCAATTTTAGATTAGCGGAGCTCGTTCGGGTCCCACTGTACAAGACCATCTACCCTCACATGGCCAAAGAAACGGTTGTTGACAACCTTCTTAGCGTAACGAGTCATGATACCCTTTACAGGAGCGAAGTTCTCAGGGTTGACGATGGTAGGAGTAAGCTGCATAGGGATGTATGGAGCATAGATGTAACCAGTGTCAAGGAGAGACTTACCCTTGTGACCGATGATGATTGACCAAGCTGGTGAATAAGGGTCGCGGTATACCTGGTAACGTCCGGAGACAGCACCGATACGCTCAATACCCATATTGTACTGGTCGCTCTCAGCAGAAGCGTCGGAAACGTGGAAGTACTCGAGGGTGTCAAATACTGCGGAGATTTCAGAAGAAACTACGAGGAAGTTTGCACCACCACGGAGAGTTGACTTGTGAATCTGAGCAGAAATCTGGTTAACCTTGGTGATAAGTTCCTGGTTCCAGTCTTTCTGAGTGTAGTTGGTTGAGAAACCAGCCATACGACGCCAGCCGTTGTAGTCCCAACGAGCCTGCCAAGGAGCAGCCTCACGGAGGTCACGGAGGATTTCACGGTCGATTTCAGCAGCAATCTGCTCTGAAAGGAGAGCGGTAAGTTCAGCCTCAGCGTCAATGTTGTGGAAAGCATTAACATCCTGAGCAAGTTCAGGTGACCAGGTAGCACGGAGCTTCCTTTCTTCAACTGAAACAGTTACGCTAGCAAGCTTGAAGGAAACCTCACCGATTTCGGTCTCAAGCTCAAGGCTATCATACTGTGACCAAGCAGCCTTAATGCAGCTGAGAGCAGCATCGAGCTGGTCCTTGTCAACACCGATGTAACCATCAAGTGAACCACCCTGTACGCGGACAGGCTTTGCAAGGTCAAGGTCAAGATAGATGCAACCTTCCTTGTCGCATTCGCAACCATTCTTGTACTCTACAATACCCTTACCGTACTTCTGAGTAACAACACGGAAAGGAATAGCCTCCATAGGCTCAAAAGAGCTAGTGGTAACACCACTCATGTCAACGCTCTCAATAGCACCGCTGGTTGAGAGGAAAATCTTAAGGGAAGCAAGGAAGCCTTCGGTATCCATTTCGTTTCCGTCAGGACCGGTAAGCTTACCAGCGCAATATGAAGAGAAGCCAGAAACCTTAACGATGAGGTTACGAACAGTACCATCAGCGTAGAGGCGTGCATCTGCTGCGCTATCCATCTCAACAAGGCGACCACGGTCGAACTTCATAGGAGCGACATCAGTAACCTTGATGTGAATCTTACCCTTAGAATTGTCATAAAGGAAGTCATTGTAGAAGAGGTCATAGAGGGTCTTGTGCATGTAGCGGGTAACCTTCGGACCTACCTGACGCATGCGGGCACCAGGATGTGCTTCGTTGATAGCGTCATAAGCGTGGTCGTAGGAAGGATATGTGGTGAGATCGGAAGAGCA